GACAATGGTAAATTTAATAAAAATCTATTACTAGATATCTATAGAAATCTTTAATGTTTAAAATAAAAACTCTAACTGTTCGTAATTTTATGAGTGTGGGCAACACCACACAGGCTGTAAACTTTGACCGAAGAGATCTAACTTTGGTGTTGGGGGAAAACTTAGACTTGGGTGGAGATGACAGCGGAGCACGTAATGGTACTGGCAAGACCACCATCATCAATGCATTGAGTTTTGCACTATACGGCAATGCGTTGACCAACATCAAAAAAGACAACTTGATTAACAAGACCAACAGCAAAGGCATGCTGGTGTGTATTGACTTTGAAGCTGACAGTGTTGAATATCGTATTGAGCGTGGACGCAAGCCCAACGTCATGAAGTTTTTTGTATCAGGGAATGAAAAAGAAATCACTGATGAAGCACAAGGCGACAGCAGAGAAACACAAGCCGAAATCGAACGTATGTTGGGCATGAGCCATGACATGTTCAAACACGTGGTTGCTCTCAACACTTATACAGAACCTTTCCTTGCACTGAAAGCCAATGATCAACGCACCATCATTGAACAGTTGCTGGGCATTACCATGCTGAGTGAAAAAGCCGAAGCATTAAAAGAACAAAGCAAGGCCACAAAAGATGCAATAACTCAAGAAGAGTTTCGTATCAAGGCAGTGGGCGATGCCAATCGACGCATTGAAGAACAGATTGGTAGTTTGCGTAGACGACAAACACTGTGGCGTGATCAACATGCCAGAGATGTGGCACGTTTTCAATCAGCATTCGATGAACTCAGCAAGCTGGACATTGAGACTGAATTGATGGCTCATCAAGAACTTACCAAGTGGAATGAAAAACGCAAAGCCATTGCTGATGTGACCAATTGGATCAAACGTTGCGAACTGGATGAACAGCGTGAACTCAAATTGATTGATCAGCTAAAAGCACAAATTGCCAGTTTAGAAAATCACACTTGTCACACATGTGGACAAGCATTTCATGATGACAAACAACAACAAGTCTTGGAAGAGAAACATCGGGCGTTGCAAGAATCCGCACTGCAAGCATTGGCCACAAATGGTCAATGGATAGAGCACACTGATACTCTTAAAGAACTGGGCGAACTTGGTGCTCAACCACAGGTCTACTATGATAAAGAATCAGATGCGTTTGAGCATCGCAGCAGCATGGCCAGTGTGTTGGCACAGTTATCGGCCAAAGAAGCAGAAACTGATCCCTACAGCGAGCAGATCAAAGAAATGCAAGAGCTAGGCGTTGAAGAAATCACATATGACTACCTCAATGAACTGACCAATGTCAAAGAACATCAAGAATTTTTATTAAAACTATTGACCAACAAAGATAGTTTTATCCGTAAACGTATCATTGACCAAAATCTCAGTTACTTGAATGCTCGCCTGGGGCAATATCTTGATCGTATTGGCCTGCCACATACTGTCAAATTCAACAACGACTTGTCCGTAAGCATCACTGAACTAGGACGTGATCTGGACTTTGACAACTTGAGTCGTGGCGAACGCAACAGACTCATCTTGAGTTTGAGCTGGGCGTTCCGTGATGTATGGGAAAGTTTGTATCAACCCATCAATCTATTGTTCATTGACGAGTTAGTTGACTCGGGCATGGATTCGAGCGGAGTTGAAAACAGTTTGGCTATTCTAAAGAAAATGAGCAGAGACAGCAACAAATCAATATGGTTAGTGAGTCACAAAGATGAACTTGCAGGGCGTGTGAACAATACTCTACACGTGGTCAAAGAAAACGGCTTTACCACCTACAACACAGATGTTACCATTGTTTAACCATCAACATCTTCACATCGAAGTCAGCAGCAAGTGTACACTAAAATGTCCACGCTGCCCACGCACAGAGTTGGATCCCGAAGGACTCAACCGAGAGTTCAATGCAGCTGAATTCAAAGCTGCCTTTCCCATTGATCAATTGAAAACTGTGCGTACCATTGTGTTCTGTGGCGACATCGGCGACCCAATATATGCCACAGATTTTTTAGAAATTGTTGAATATGTAAAAACATTCAGCAGTACTGATTTGACCATTGTCACAAATGGCAGTTACAAAAAGACCGAATGGTGGCAAGAATTGGCAAAATGGCTGACCAATTACGACACAGTGATATTCAGCGTGGATGGATGGGATCATGACAGTAACAACCTTTATCGCATTAATAGTAATTGGGACAGTATTATCAATGGCATTAAATCACTGAGAGCTGCCAGCAATTGTAGAATTTCTTGGAGCACTATCTACTTTCGCTTTAACGAATTGAACATGGATCGTATAAGGAATTTGGCCATTGAGTTGGGCTGTGATGAATTTACAACAGTATGCAGTTCAAAATTTGATGGACGTTACAGCGTCGATGGTGTTGACCCACTAAAACCTGTTGATGCGGATCATACCAGTGGTGCCCAGTACCTAAAAGAAACATTGACCTTGGGGCGAAGACGTCGTGTTCATCCTATCAAATCACAGAAAACACACGAGTGGGCACGTTGTTTGAATTGGCAAAAAGAACTATTTGTCAATGTGGATGGACTGGTATTTCCGTGCCCATGGTTCAACAGTGGATATCAAGAGAATGATTTTGTACAAAAATATCGAGATCGTCTCAGTATTCGAACAAGAAGCCTAAACGAAGTGTTGACCGACTCCATATGGGAAGAATTTATCACACGTATAGAAACCATGCCATTGGAAGTTTGTAGGATCAAATGCCGTGACTGTAGATAAAATATTTTGCAACATACCTTGGGTAGAAGTTCATATCAATGCCGATGGAACTTATCATTCATGCGGTGCTCAAACCAATTACATATCTGGAACCGATGCCGGCAAGATATACAATGTGCATAACATGACCATACCTGAATGGATAAATGGTGATCATCAGTGCAATGCCAGGCTAAAAAAATTGAAGGGCATAGCAGAACCTTTGTGTAACATGTGCTACCACGAAGAAAGCATAGGATCTAGCAGTAAACGTATCAAAGAAAATTTAAAAAGCCAAATTGTACATACTGATTTTTATCGCACATATCAATCGAGTCCAGATCTTGCATTGTTTGATTACAGCCATCAAAACAATGGTAGAACCGATTTTGCACACCCGACCAGTTATCATATCAGTTTAGGCAATGAATGTAATTTGGCATGTAAAATGTGTGGTCCCACTGCCAGCAGTAAATTAGCAGTACAAATGACCAGAGATGGCACCTACTCAGGTCCCATTAATATGAATTGGACCCGAGACGAAGATGCTTGGACACATGTTGTGGACTACATCTGCAACACCAAAAATCTAAAATTTGTACACATAATAGGCGGAGAACCTTTAATGAATTACAGGTTTGAACCGTTGATTGATCGACTGGTAGCGGCCAAAAAAACAGACATATACCTGGGCTTTACCACCAACGGTACCATGTTTAACCACAGTCTAATGCACAAGTTACTGGCATTTAGACATGTGGATGTGGGTGTAAGTGTGGAATGCATGGGCACATTAAATGATTTTGTACGACAAGGGTCCACCACACAAACAGTGCTAGACAATATAGATCAGTACCTAAAATATCGAAGACCGTCACATGTATATGTAACACTACGTGCTGTGCCCAGTGCATTGACTGTACACACACTAGATGAGCTATACAACTGGTGTGTTACTCGTGAATTAGATGTTATGACCAACATACTGGTCGAACCCGAATATCAACAGATATCACAGTTGCCAAAAGACGTCAAACAACGTCTGATAGCACAGTATGAACAGTGGCAACACAGCAATCCTGCACCTGCTGACAGTAATCCTAGGGATCCAACTTGGTTCAAACAACACATTGACAATGAAATTACAGCAATCATCCGGGCACTTAAACAAGATCCAACCAACAACTTGACCAACGAACTTTATGAAAAACTTGAACTTTGGGGCTGGTTTGACAATTCCGAAGTGAAAAAATATTTTTTTACAGACAAGAAGATAACTATATAGTACATGACATGGCACTATCAAAATACTCTCATAGAAGAACTTCCCGAAGACTGCGTGGGCTTTGTATACATCATTACAAATAATCTATCTGGCAAAAAATACATAGGTAAAAAATTAGCTAAATTTAGTAAAACCACTTATCGAGTGATTAAACAAAAAAATGGCATCAAAAAGCGAAAGAAAATCCGCTCAAAAATCGACAGCGATTGGCGAGAATATTATGGCTCAAACGAAGAACTCAATAGAGATGTTGTTGCATTAGGTGCTGAAAACTTTAAAAGAGAAATACTTTTTTATTGCAAATCAAAAGCCGAATGCAGTTACATCGAAGCTAGAGAACAATTTACACACAAAGTGCTAGAATCAAACGATTATTACAACGGACAAATCTCAGTCCGTGTCCATGGCTCCCACATAAAAAAATTAAACGGTTAAGGCTCACACAGGCCAACTTCTTGTGTACATGACAACAGGACCTTGGGTCGCTGGGACGTAAATCTCTTGCCGTCAAGAGTACTCAATCACTATCCTTTACAGGACGAAGATCGCTAATTGCCGCGGTTTGATTGTTTGAAAATAATGTTTAAGGCTGAAAAGACGCAGTAGTGATGCTGCACGTTTGTATGCATGTTAGCGTATGTGATACAAATCGCCGTTGTGATAAGAACTGAGCTCGAGGTACCGGACAACCGCCTCTGTAATTGCTCTAACGCTAGTGACTGTTCCGAACTCGGATGAAATCATTTTTGCCCTGTGCGGGCAAAGTGTGACTGAGGAATCTGGATGAAACTAATATCGCTTTGCTCTAAGAAATAAAAATGTTGTGAGCTGACAAGCGAAACAACAGATGTCGTAGACATCTTAAAAGAATGGCATACCTGATTCTTTAGTTGTTTCTAAGTTGTCTTTGATGATCTTATTGATCATTTCTCTGTCATCAAATGACAGCATCATAGCCTCATCAAAGCTTATACTGCCACGCATGTACCAGCAGGTTTTTAAGAGCTCATGTCTTAAGGCTTTTGATTCTTTGTCATAACTTTCAATAAGTTCGACAATCTCTTCATTGGTCAGAGCCAAAAGCCTTAGCCGAAAAAATTTGTTTGTTCAAATACAAAAGGCGAAGTAAACACCGTTTTGCATACATCATTCTCACAGGTTACTGTGATTTGATTATAGGTGTTGCTTTCTCGTATGGCATCTAGATATTTTTTAATTTCATCCCATACACTTTTATCACAGTTGTCTAAAAACTCCTTGATGTAATCAACATTGTCCACTACAACATCATCAGCAGTTTTGATACTGGCAATGTTTTTGCTGACAGTGTTAATTCCAGTTTCTATCAACTTTTGAAAAAGTATGTCAAACTGTTTGACCCTATCTTCTTCCGATAGTTCTTCGTTTTGCACAATCTTCAACAGTCTTTGTTCATCAAAATTGGTTATGTTGTTTTGATTGTAATCTTGATAGGACTGTGGTTTAATGGTGATTTGTAGCCCGTTAATTTTTATGGGCTGTGACCAGTCGCCGAGTATAACTTTATCCATTAGTACTGTAAGGTCTATTGCTTTTTCATTCTTGGTACTGCAATTTGGACACATGGTGGTAAATTCCATTTGTTTTCCATAAGTGGCAACACGTATGGCCATTAGTACAAGATCTAAATCCACAACGGGCATTTTCCATGGATCTTGAATACTGGGGCAACAACTCTTTATTACCTGTACGGTACTGGTGCCATTCATCAGTGCATCAGGTGTACGCATGGTGATTTCATCTCTGGCAGTCATGGCATAAATTGGTATTTCTCCTGTGACAGGAATATCCACAGTGCCTTCTGGATACCAGCGACCATTGCTGGGTAGTTTGATGTACAGTATTGGCTGTCTAAAATGTTTAGCCAGCGGATTATTAGATAAACTGCTCATATATTATTCTCCATAAATATTGATAATGTGGTACTTATCTTAAAAAACAACCGATTATATTAAATGTCTCTTGAACTCACTGAAAAAGAACTGGAAAGATTAACTAGTGTCCTGTCGGCATCTAGTAGCAGTATGTTGCTTCACAGCAAAAGTGAGTCTGCTCAGGCCTTGGCACGTACTACTGCTCATAAACGACTAGTCAAAGAACTAACAGAACTGGCTGGATACACTGAAGATGGTGCAAAAGCACTTGCCACCAAAATTCAAGCTGAAGAAAAAGAAGCCAAGTTCGCAGAAGAAAAATTCAAAAAAGAACGATTAAGAGAAGAAAAAATTGTTGAAGGGTTTAAAAAGACCTATGAAGGACTAAAACAATTTGCAGGTGGTTCGGTAAATTCAGCTCAAACTCTTTATAACACTGAGAGTGCATTTAGTGCAGTTATCCCCACAATGAATCTGTTGGGAGATGTTGTTAAAAACACAATGAGTGCATTCAGCTCGTTTGCCAGCGGCATACCAATTCTTGGGGGTATAGTTCAAGGATTTAGTAATGTTGCAAATGTAGCAGTAGACGTGACTATGAAGGTCATGTCCATGCAACTGGAGGCCATTCAAAAGTCAGTAAATGATTTCAATACCTTAAGCAAAGCTGGGCTTACTTTTGGGGGAGAATTACATAGTCTTCACCAATCCGCCCAAAATGCAGGCATGGGTATGCACACTTACACAAAATTTGTAACTTCTAATATTGAAAGTTTGAGCAAATTTCAAGGCAGTTTAGAAAATTCTGCATCCAGTGTCGGAATAATGTCTACTAGACTTAGACAAACTAATCCCGGATTATTCAGTATGTATGGCAATGTGTCTGATTTTGCTGGTGCGGTTGCAGATTATGCATCAACCATGGCAGGATACGGAATTGATGTTACCAAAAATACCAATTATCTGAATCGTGGTGCTAGGGAATACTTGTTTAACCTAAAAGAATTATCAGCACTTACAGGTAAAAATGCTGCCACTTTAAAGAAAGAAGAAGAAGCTAGACAGAAATTTGCAGCATACTCATTGGAAAGAGGTCAACTTGAAGGCAATCAACAGGCAAATTTAGACAAGGCAATGGCCTCGGCTGTTAAGTTTGGTGGTGAGGCCGCAGACAAATATGCAATGGAGTATTTTGCAAATAAGGGACAAATTATAAGCCCCGAGGCTTTGATGTATCAATCCAACAATCAGGTTGCAACAGAACTTATTCGAAATCAAATTGATTTGGCTACAAAAACCAAGGTAACACAGGCAGAGTTTATGAAGTCACAGGCAGAAATGGTAACTACTGCATTTCCTGCAATGTTGGCTTTGGCAAAAGAGAGAAAACCCCAAGACGCACTCACATTTGCAGTAAAAAACCCAATGCTAGAGATGCAGAATAAAGCTGATGCGGCAGTAATTGCCGCTTCTGTGGCAGTTAGTAATGCTGAAACAGTGGCCAGTACATTGATTGCTAATAGAAGTCAGGCAGAAGCCAATGACAATTTAAGAACTACAGGCGGAGCAACTTATGGTACTACTATATCTAGAGTTGCAGATGCAGCGGAAAAGTACAATATAAACATGGACAAGTTAATGATGAAGAGAGTTGACGAAGCTGGGCTGATTGTGGAAAAGTTAATACAAATCAATCAAAAACTATTCGGCAATGAATTTACGCAAGTAGTCTTTGATACAGCGGTTGATAAATTTAAATCCGCCATTGACCTTTTATTAGAAAAAGTAGGTGGTGGAGGCAGTGGCAGTAC